TCGTGCAAGTGATCGTAACGCTGCCCGTCGTGTTGTTGAACACAGAAACGACATCGCCTGTAGCAAACGTCGCATCGGGAATTGTGACGGACCCGCCAGAACCGACGTTAATAAACTCACCGATATCAGCAGTAGTCAGCGTGTAGGATGTAGTTTTGGCTGACCCAGACTGAGGAATGTTTAAATACCCGAGTGTTGAGGCATCCGGCGGTAACGTATAAGTGTTCGTTGCAGCGGCGGCAGGCGCGTTTAGTGTTGCCGTCCCTGATGTCGAACCCGCCAGCTTTAATCGAGTCGAGTTAAATGTCTGATCTGCGGTAAAGGTTGTCGCAGTGCCTGGAGCAACATAGTCAGTACCAGCAGTGGCATTCGCCAGCGCGCCACCACTATTGGCTTTCAGAATCGCTGTACCAGACGGCGGAGCAAGATAGTCGGTACCCGCAGTGGCGTTAGCAAGTGCGCCGCCGCTGTTTGCTTTTAGAATCGCTGTGCCAGATGGCGGGGCAAGGTAATCCGTACCCGCAGTCGCCGCAGAGAACGCGCTCTGGCCGTTACCCTTAACAATGCCAGTCAAGGTCGACACGCCCGTGCCGCCGTAAGGCACGGTGACCTCGGTGCCTTTCCAGACACCTGTCGTCACTTCGCCGCTGTCGTTGACGACAAACGATGAGTTCTGCACCAGCTTGCCCGTCGTGCCATCGAACCTGGCCACCGCATTGTCGGTCGATGAAGCAGGGCCGACAACATCACCGGTACCACCACCGCCAGACGATGCGATCGTAATCGACCCAGCGCCATTAGTTACCGTGATCCCGCTGCCTGCGGTGAGCGTATTCTTCTCCCACAGACTGGTCGTTGCGTTATAGATCAACACCTGACCGTTCGATGGGCTCTGCGCTGAGACGTTATGCAGCTCATCAAGCTCATAGCCGTTCTGCACGCGCACGTACAAACGACCATTACCCGCGTTAGCGCGCTCGACTACACCGATATAGACAAGATGATTAGGTGCATACGGCTTGGTGCTAGTCAGTGTGCCGGCAGTTGAGCCCAGATACAACGTGTCGCCTGCGGTGTATGCGCTTAAATCTAACCCGTCTTGCACGCCTTGGCATAAAACAAGACCGGCCTGGCCTGCGGCGATATTTTCTGCACAAACACCTAATGTCTTGGCAGATGTTGCGTCGCCCGTGTTATACGCAAGTTTGACCGATACACGGTCGCCTTGCGCAGCGTACATGTAGACCGGCTGGCCCTTATTAATTGTTACCGCTTCGTCGTTTGTCACATAGGCATAGAGAGTTTGCCCAACGTCCGCAGCAATATCCGTAGTCAACCCAACACTCAACGTCTTCTGTGTGCTGTCCCAGTACAACCGTCCAGCAGCATTAGTGACCGTTGGCGACGTATTGAAGTCAACATAGGTTGCAGTAGCTAGTGACGTCACGCCAGCAACCGCACCGGTGTCCGACACCGTGACGACTGAGTTCTGAAGCAGCTTGCCGGTCGTGCTATCGAACCGAGCGATCGCATTGTCTGTTGCTGAAGCAGGACCAACGACGTCGCCCGAACCCGCAGGCGTGCCCCACGACGCGTTCGTGCCGTCAGTCGTTAAGAATTTACCCGAGTTGCCCGTCTGATCGGGCAGTGATGCTCCGCCACCGCCACCACCGCTGGCACCTTGATTGATGATAACCTTCAAGCGATCGGAAATGTCTGGCGGCAGAATCTCGCCGACGTTCACTTGGCGGCCATTCGACAGCTCAATCACCAAGCTGTTGTCGAAATCAAGGTACGCATTGATGACCGACACGCCATCTTGACCGTCGATACCGTCTCGACCCGCCGCACCGTCGCGGCCAGCACGTCCAGGCGCGCCGTCCTTGCCGTCACGGCCGTCACGACCAGGTCGACCGTCGACACCATCGCGGCCATCGACACCATCACGGATGTTTGCGATGCGATTCTCAAGAGCGACTGCGATATCGTCGTACTTACCCTCGATCGACGACTTCATTTGCGTCAATGCCTGCAAAACCGCCTGAACATTGTCGCTCAAGCGTTTCTTCTGCATCTCGCGCGCTTCGTAGACCGCGTTGGTGGCGCTCTTTAACGTCAGATCGTCGTCGTCGAGTTCAAAAACCTTTTCGATGTCCATTATTTAAGCCCTTCCTTGAGTTCTTCTAGAAACTGGTTCTCAAGCCCAGCTATACCGTCGCGTGCTTTGGACATCTGCAACTCGACAATCTTGGTTTTGTTCTTGATATCGGCCTCTTTCAACATCAACTCCGCGACCTTAACGCGTTTGTCGAACTCTTTAGAAGCAACATCCGCCTGATTCGGCAGGTTCTGCGTCGTAGCCGACATAATCTTCGCTTCCGTCTCGACGGGCTTCAATCGTGCCTCGATCAACGTCTTCGTGGCCTCTGCACGGTTCTGCTCGGCCTGCGTCTGATTGACCGCGATCTGCGCCTGCGCTGCTTGCAGTGCGAGCTGCTGCTGCATTTGCGCCATCTGCTGCTGTTCTGGGTTCGGTTGCGACATCTGATCGAGCGCTGACATCAACTCCATGCGGTTCGACAGTGAACTGTTGGCCACGATGCCCTTCAAGATGATCGGCAGCACCGGTGTGTTTGGCCCCAAGGTCTGCAACAGCGAGATGAACTGCGCCTGCTCGTACTCGCGCGCGATAATCCCCAACGTCGCAGTCGGCACGAAGTTCATATCGACCGACGGATAGCGCTCGGGGTCAAACTGCATGTACCTAAACGCCGCCTTCTTGATAAACGGCACCAAGAAGTCTTCTTGGAAGTTCACCAGCGTGCGTTTGTACTTCTTAATGATCGATGCAACCGCCATCGACATGCCCGCACCGCCGCCATCGCGTGCAACTTGACTCACCATACCCTGTGAATCGAGCGTGCCGGTGGCTTGCAGCAGCATGTTCTCAAACTTCGCTGCGGTGGCCAGGTTGTCGTTGCTCGTTTGACCAAACTTGAACGGGAACAGAATCTCGTTCGGGTTACCGTTGGTCAGTAGCGCCTTGCCCGGCCGCACTTCGAACTTCATCCCGCGCGGCAGACGCGTCGCATCCATCGCCATCATCGGTGAAGAGGTCAGCGCCAGATTGTCCAGGTGCGAGCGCACCTCGGCATCGATCGCCTTCTGCGAGTTGTACGCCTTCTCAACCGTCCCACGCCCTGGCAGACGGTTCGGCACCGTGTCGTTCTGGTACGACAGCAGCGGACGATCCTTCATCATGTAAGGATTCTCTTCCGCCTTCAACAGTAGCCCGTCATTGGCGATCACCACGATCGCCTCGACCATGTCTTGATAGTCTTCTGCCGCCGAATCTTCCGGGAACAGCTCAACGACGTCTTCATCGTTGCCTGTCAGATACTCACGCGGCACCAGACCGTAGTAGGTCAGCAGTTTGACCTTCTCATCTTGGTACTGACTGATCTCTTGCGTGGGCTCTAACTGCGTCTCTTCGTAGGTCGGGGTGATGTTGACCTTGCGGTAGATGCCGCGCTCGATGTTGCGCACCACCTTGTGGATCGACACGTACTTCTCGACCGCCACGCCCATGCAATCGTCGACGCTTGTACCGTTCGGGTCCCACAAAAAGTTCTTCGGGTTCACCGGCACCAGCTTGACCGACACCCGCGGCTTCTCTAGCACCCCAATGGCCGCCTGCCCCATCTGCCCGGGGATCGGCTGCGTCGCTGGGAGGTACTCCTTCTCCATCGACACCATGATTTCGCCTACGCCAGTGCCGTAAATCTCCGCCATCAGCTCGATTTGTTCCATCGATTTGCGGAGTTTGTCCTTCTTGAAGTCCTCCATCAACTGATTCTTGATCATCTCGACGTCCATCGGGTTACCGTTAACGTCTTGGATGTCGTCTTTGATGTCGAAGAACTCGCCGGAGCCGAAAATCGCCTCCATAATCTCGGCGTTTCGTGTCTCTACGGCCTGCTGTGTCGCGGGGGTGACGATGCGACTGCGTTCAGAATCGCGTGTCTTGTCTTGAATGGCCCATTGGCCACGGAAGATACGCTCGTATTCTTCCCAATCCGGCAAAAAGTTAGTATCGCGGTAGACGCGCCAGCGGTCGCAGTGGTCGGTGACAAACGCCACCAGTTCTTTATCAGCCTCGTCGGGCTGATCAAAGTCGTTTTGGTCCATCTTACACTCCAGCGATCACGTCGATTGGTTCCCAATCATCGTCCGCGTCGTCCTCAAAGTAAGAGGTTACGGCCAACTGATCTATGTAGGACAATGCATCGGGCAAGTCATCATGTACGCCCTGCGCAGGAAACAGCAGCAGTTGGTCGAGGAATGTTTCCCAGTCGCCGTCTTCGTTTAGCACAATGCGGCCATGCTCGAAACGACCCTGAAGTCCCCAGATTATCCGGTCACTCAAATACGGCAAAACCGCGTTCTTTAGCGCCCCCCGCTCGATCCCCACCGACATCGGCCGGTAGTCGCGCATGGCCATCAAAATCTTCGCCGCCGTCTCCCGGATGTCCCACCGTCCGTGCTGAATCTCCTTCACCCACCACGTCCCGTCTTCGGTCACTTTGACAATCGCGATTGCCGACTCGTCCAACCGCTTCTTCGAATTCGCCGCCTGCTTGGCCACCTCTTCGAACCCCGCTAGATCCACCGCCACGTAGTAACTGCCGTACTGCGGCTCGTCGCTGTACCTGATCCACTCTTCCTTAAACACGTCCGAGCCCGCGTTGTCGAAGCTGGCCATGTACTCTTGCTTAAATGCAAACGTCGACAGCGTCTTTTTCGCCGACTCGATCTCAGTCGGGTCGATTAGCGGGTTGTCCTTGGTGGTGAAGTGCCAACTCTTCCAGTCGCTGTCGTTCTGCGTCTGCCCCAACTTGTACAGGTCGTGGAACCAATTCCGCCCCTTGGGTGTGCCGATGAACAGCCCGCGCCCCTTCTTGTCACTCAAGCTGGCCCGGATGACCTGTTCCCACGCCTCCGGCTTAATGTCCGCCACCTCGTCCAGCACGGCGTACGTCAAACTGACCCCCCGCAGCGTGTCCGGCCGGTCGGCGCCCCTGACATAGATCGTGGCGCCATTGATCAAAGTGATATCTTGATTGTTGATATGACTGCCGGCGATGACGTCGCGTCCTAGGTCCAGCAACACGTTCCAGATAATCTGCCGCGCCTGCCCGTTGGTGGGCGCCACGTACAGCACGGCCGAGCCGGGCGGGCAACGCAGCCCCTCGATCAGCAAGGTGGTTGCCGCCAGTCTGGATTTGCCGCACCGGCGCCCGGCGGCCACGACTTTAAACCGCGTCGGGTCGGAGAAGACCGTCTGCTGCCACGGCAGGAGTTGAAAGTTAAGGTCAGCCATCGGTCGGGCTCTCCATCTCCAGCGTCAGCGGCTCGGTGGCGCTGGGTGCGCCGATCTGGAGCGGCGTGCCGTCCAGTCCTGTGATATTGATCGTGACTGCGCTGCGCTGGCCGTTGCTCTTCTCAAACATGCTGACCGGCAGTGTGCGGTCGACGCACATCTTCAACGCCGCCATCTGGCCTGGGTGGCCATCTTCCAGTGCAATGTCGATGATCTTCTGGACAACCGCCTTGCCGCGCCCCTCGATCATCATCCGGCGCAGCTCTTTGATCTTCTGACTCTCAGTCATCGGCAGCTTGCGCGGTGCTTTGTATTCCGTCGCCATCGCTTTTTCTCCAGTTGGAAAGCTGCGGGCATTGTAGCCCGTTTGCTTTTTTTTGTGGGTGGGAGGTACCCGCAAATTTTAATTGACCGCCGGCACCCCTCCCCCCCCATCAAAGTTATCAGAAAAGCAAGCGGTCGATAGCCAAAACCTACCGGCCGACGGCCGCGGGCATTTTACATAACGCAGGTTATGAAGACATGCCGCGCGGTCGATTAACGCAGGCTATCGCCAGAGAGATTGACTATCACCTGGCCAGGATTAATAGCATTTTACATTTTGATAACGGCTGAGGGTGGGCGGGACCATTTTCCCGGTACCTGAGCGCTATATAACCAAAACCATTATTTCCGCAATTGATTCATATTCGAAAGTAATGATTCTAATTTGTCATCATCTTTGACGCCGGCGTTATAAAGCAACTGATAACAATTTATCACGACGTCAAGGCCGACCGTAATATTTCCCGCGCCGGCGGCCGCCAATACTTTTAATTGGTGATCTGATAAGTTTCGCTGAAATCTTTTCGGCGTTAATGTCGGCGGTTTTGGCATGGCGTCATTATATAAATTTCTTAGATGTGGGTCATGTGGGTCATGTGGGTCATGCATTTTGAATCGCTGCCGCTCGACGAAAAGATTTCTTTACACGGCATTAAGCGCGGCCATAACGTGGCCTTTTATTATTTTTACATAATTTCCATAGCTTTTGAAAAAAGATGACCCACATGACCCACAAACCCCTAAAACCGTGGCGCACCAACGCTTTTCGCGTGGGTCATTTACCCCAATTCCATGACCCACACGTGACCCACACATGACCCACAACGCAAAGCAATCACTAGCAAACCCGAGCAAATTACTCAACAATGTAAAATAATCCTTGACAAGCTTTTTCCATGTGCTATTTTACGCATGCAACACAATGTTTTACACTCAAAACAACCAGGAGCAAACGATGAGCACAAATATTGAACTATTAGTAAGTGGAAAAACTTTCCCGATGACCGTTAAATCGTTTTCCGTTGACGTTGGCGGCGAGCGCATTGACATGAATGCGCCGGAATTGTCGCGCGCAGAATCGGCGGCGCTCGACGCGCACGTTGCGCAGGTAGTGTCGTTTTATGACATGTTTTCCGACGCCGTAACGTATTGCTACATTGAAGGCCAAATGACTTCGGGCACGTTTGGCGACGAAGATAACGAAGTCGAATATCAAATCTTACTCAACGGCGCGCCGGTCGACTATGCCACGTTGCACGCAGCGCTCAATTAATCCGCTTCGCTCGGTTCGCCGAGCGCAGCTGTCTGGCGCCAAAATATGTTAATTTTTTGCTAAGGGTTGACATGGATACCAAACCGACAATTCTCGAGATGATCGGCGGCGCGCTCGGCGCGCTGATCATGTGGGCTTTCTTTTACGTTTTACTCTCATTCTAAAAGGGTCAACCATGCCACATTACCAAGTGTTATTTATGGGCGAAAACGTGTGGACCGTCAACGGTTCGCCGCACATTTTCAATTCCGCCGCTGAAGCGGCCAAAGAGCTAGCAGAACATTTTGACGACATGGACTCGGAAGGTATGGACTATGAACCTTCCGATTATCGAATCGAAGCTTTTTAATTTACTTGGGAGCAAATAAAAATGAAAATCTCCGTTACATCTAAGCTTGACGGCGTGCGCTCATGGTCGCTCGAAGCGCTCGACACATGTCCGGGCAGTATTGCAGCGCCGGGCCAATTGGTCGACGCGTGCGCGGGCTGTTATGCCACTACCGGGAATTACCGATTCGCGAATGTCAAAGCGCCGCGCGCGCAC